GCTGCGTCCCCGGTAGGCCCAATGCGTGCCGATATCATCGATGAAGACCAGCGAATCCGTCATCACTTTAACGGTCGTAACCGAGCCGCCTATGACCGTCTTGACGAACCCATCCGAGAGCACCAGGTCGTCTTCCATGAGGCGTACCCGCCGCGTCCACCGGCTCCCGATGTCATCGGGGATCGTGAGGTCGTCTTCGCCTGTCTCGACGTACGCTCTGTCGAGCGCGGGTTCTGTGATGACCAGAGTATCGGACATGACCACCGCGCCGATCGGCGTCAGCGCGATCATGGCCACACCGTGCCGATTGGCACCCGCGCTGCTCGTGAACGTCGCCGCTACGCTGCCCTTGGACGCCTGGAGCTTGTCCTCGGACCTGAACGCATCGCCTGCCGAATAGGTCGATGAATCACGGGCCGTATATCCCGTGCCCGCAGTGGGAATCGTCGTGGACTGCTCGTTATGCGCGACGCCCCAGATCGTGCAGCCGTCCACCGTCGTGGTGGCGGCTCCCGAGGTGACGGCATCCGTCGATGAAGAGAACGTCGCGTCGTTTGCGCTCGCGTGATGGACGTTCGGCTGGCCGCTCTGCGCAACCGACCCGTACTCATCCGCCTGAATGCGCCGAAAGCTCGCGTTGGGCGAGAAATGCGCCGTGACCGTGAGCTTGCTCGCGCCCTTAATATTCTGCGCGAGGAATGTCGCCTGGAAAACGTTGTCGACGGTGCTGACGGTCCAGGCGTCTATTATGGCGTACGTGTTGCTGCCGCCCGTGGCGTTGTCGGTAACCGAGGTGAGATCGGTTGAAGCCGTTCCGACCCATGAGACGTGACCGACGATACACGCATGGGCGGTCGAATTGGACGCCTGAGACGCCGTCGCGACCGTCGCCGAGGCGGCATCGTTCGTATCTGCGCTCTTGGTGGATTGCAGATAGCTCATGCGTTGTCTACCGTGAGCGCTGAACAACAATACTTCGACATGTCGAGCGCTCCATTGGGACGCCCGAAGAAGCCCGCACCACCACCCAAGCCAGAAAGGATTTTGCCGGCCGTCGTATCGGTGCCTGTCCACGCCTGCACGAGACCCGATCCGGTATCACGAGAGACCGTAAAGACGGGAGAGCTTCCGGTCCCGTCCGCCAATACACGCACGCGATCACCGTCGTTCGGCGTGAAGACAGCGCCCGTCGAAGTCGTCACGGCAGTAGTGTTGAAATCCCCAGATCCGCCGTTCCAGCGAATCGGTTGGAAGTCGACCGAATAGCCAAAGTCGAACTCGTAGCCCTTGGCGACGCCGTTGCTGATGGTGAACAGCACGAGGATTTCAACCTCATGCGTGTCCCCCGGCGTATAGCCGGCCGGTTTATAGAAGGTTAGATCGACCTGGATTTTATTGGGTACGAGTACGCGAGGCCGGTAAACGCCGATGCAATCGTTAAATCCCGAGGACGATCCCACGCCTTGGAGGCGGCCATTCAGGGTCTTGACGTCTTGCCAAGATGCGCCGTCTTTCCCGCCCAGGAGCCAACGAACGTTGTCCAGGGCCGGGTTCTCGTCGACCGAGAGCGTCGGCGAGAACGGCGGAAACTCCTGCAGGAACCGCTTGTACTTGCGGACAATCGTCACTGATGGCGTGAAGCCTCAGCCAAGCGATGTCAGGTCGAATGCGACAGGTTGTGAGAGCCGATTCGCGCCCGGTAGGTCACATCCAACAGGTCCGAGTTCTGAAGCGTGACGCCCATCCCGTTGACGGCAGAGCCCAGGATGCCCGTGCTCGAGCTGCTGTTCTGATAGTCCGATATGCCTACGGAATCCAGCGCCACGCCCGTCAGCGAATCCGACGAGCCGCCCCAGGTGTTCTGCAGATACGCCCACTCGCGGGAATTCGCGACCGTCGCGCCGGCCTTGCGGCTGACTTCACCGAAGCCGCCCTGAGCGGAATCGAGCGAATGCGTCGCGGTCTGCGTGCCGATCAGGAGGTAGTTGAACGCGGAGGTATCATTCGCCACGGCCCGATGCGCCATGCGATTCAAGCCGGCGCGCGTCACGACGTTCTTGATGACCTTGCGCTCAACGCCTCCGTTGGCGCGATAGACCGTGATCACATACTCGCCGTGAACGGGAACCGCTTCGGGACGGATCGTGTCCAGCAGCTTAGAGGTATCGGCCTTCATACTCTTTGGTGCTCTCCTCAAGAAGGTGCGCAGCGACGCGCTGATAGAACTTGCGACTATGGAAGCGGCCCGCGAGTGAGAACTTTGCGGCGAGATCCGGCGCGCCTGGGCACAGCGTGTTGACTTCGATTTTGGCCTCAAAGCCCGTGCCCAGGGTCGCCACGCAATGCGAGTAGTACGGCATGGCATCCGAGATCATGCGCGGCGGTGAGCCTTCGATCAGACTCTCGAAGACCTTGATCCCGCTCAGCGCGCGCGCTTCGTGGTCGGGCGCGATGCGGCCGCCCATCTGTTCCTGTTCGAAGATCATTCCCTGCGCGAGATCCCGCAGCCACAGGGAGCTGTTGAGCTTGCGTGCCGGATAGGCCTCACGATCACGCATGAGCAGCGGGAAGTTTCGCTGATAGCGCAGCCGGCGCGTTTCCTCGTCCATGTAGCCGCCATGCAGGAACTTGACCTCCGGCCGCATGACGGAACTCGGAATCGCCTGCCCGATGATCTTCTCCGGATGCTCGTGCACGAGCCCATAGAAGCGGATATCACGGTGATTGCGATAGAACCGACACGGGTAGTCGGTCGTCAGGACCTGCGCGGGGTCGAGCGAATAGTGGATCTGCGCACAGCCGTAGCCCTCATGCAGGGAGGGTCTGGCCAGCCGGTGCAGGTTCCACGCCTCGTGCATTTCCTCATCCGCATCGCACCACAGGATCCAATCCCCGCTGGCGCCCTCGACCGATTCATTGCGGGCCGCGTCAAAGCCGTCCACCGTGGCACTATTCACACCCTTCTGAATGTGAAACGGTCGGTTCGGGAAGTCCTCGCGCAATGCATTGGCAATCGCGAACGTCCGGTCAGTGGTCTTGGGATCCACGAAGATGCGAACCTCGTCGACCCAATCCACGAAGGACTCGACACAACGGCGCAGCGACTTCTCGCCGTCTCGCACAATCAGGCAGGCGCTGATGGTCTGGCGCGGCGCGTAGTACCGCAGCTTGCGCTCGAAGTTGATCGTCCCGAAGGGCTTGTCGAGGTTCGGCCGCACGGCCCAAATCCATGAGCCCAGTGGCTCGCCCGCGCGATCCAAGGACGCCGGCGCATAAGTCAGCGTGTACGGATGGCCCGCGAGGATTTCCTCTATATCGGCGCGTTCGTAGTGACGCAAATGTTCACGACCGGTCCTGAAGGCTTCCGTCCCCGAATGCTCCCACCGACCAACCGGCGTCGTGATGAGCAGCAGCCCGTCTTCGTTCAATAGGCCCTTGAGGCGCTCCAGCAGCGTGCCGGCATCACGAACGTGCTCCAGCACTTCGCCCGCCAGAATGACATCGAAGCGCTCCTGGCAGTCTACGAGATCCTTTTCCGAGCGCTGGTAGAACTGGGCGTTTTCCACTTTGTCGCGCTTTGCCCACTTGCGGGCCGCGAACACGGCGCGGGAACTGCAATCGAAGCCCTTGAAGTGGCCGCGCGGAAAAAGTTTCGCGAGCGGCATGAGGTAATGGCCGTGTGCACAGCCATAGTCGAGCATCTTGGGCTCAATATTCTGTTGCGCCTGACAGAACTGAATCAGTTGATCGCGCACGCCTTGGAAACGCGTCGTCCGCGAGACATCCTCGCCGATCACATGCTCTTCGTGGTCGTCGTAGTAGATGCCCTGATGCTTCTCATAGTGCGCCGCATAGGTAGTGTCGGATTCGGTGAAGGCGTATAGGCGGTCGAGTTCGTGATGCGCGGCCTGCGCAATGGCATCCGCATTCATGCTCGGCATCTGCGCGACCCAGCGCGCGAAGTCGATATCGGAATGCTCAATGGCATGACGAAGTACTGCGCCGATGCGGCCGTGATGGCGCGCGAAGCATTCGTCGATGACTTCGAGCAGGCGATCGCAGGCAGCCGACCACGTGCGTGACTTGGCGGCTTCGAGCTGCGCCGACCGCAGTCCTTTCAGTTCCGTGATCGCGGGAGCCGCGAAAATGTTGTGCAGATTCGAGACAAACGCATCCTCGTCAGATCGGCCATCCGCAAGCGGTAGAAGAACGGTGCCAGTATCTCGGCACGTCTCGGGAAGTGCACCAACCTCGGAACTGAGCATCGGTAAGCCGGCGTGCATGGCCTCCATGGCCGTGATGCACGAGACTTCCTCGAACTCAGTCGGATAGACGAGCAAGTCCGCATGCTGCTGGAACTTCGCAAGCTGAGGCTTTGTCAAGGCCCCGACCATCGTGACGTTCGGAAGCTGCGCGGCTTCTTGGCGCAGACGCTCATACAGCGGCGCCATTTCGGCGGTGGTATTGTCGTAGCCGCAGACCATAAGATGGATCGGCAGGTCCCGGCAGCGGTCCATAATGCCGCCGGGTCGCACCAGATGCATCAGGCCCCGCTCGGGCCGCGACTGGTAGAGCAGCGTGAATTTTCCGTCGCGCTTCCCAGCGGGCTCGTCCGTGGCGTACAGCGCGTGATCCACGCCATTCGGGACAACGCGCAGAACGTCCTTCGTGAGGAGCCACGTCTCTTCGACCTGTTTCGCGTGCCACTCCGATACGCAGGTGATCGCATCGATCTGCCACGTCCCGGCCAGCACCTTCGGCTGGTAGCGCTTGAGCGCGAGGTCGTGCAGCTGCCAGATGCAAACCTTTGAGGCGAATCGCTTGTGGAAGGCGATCGGATGGCGCTGGATGATGAGTACGTCGTGCGGCGTGTTGCGCGCGTACCATTCGAACTGCTCTCCCAACGGATATTCGGCGCTCATGCGACCGATCCAGATGTAGGAAACGCCGTCCGTTGAATTCTCGGGCTGCTCTTTGGTCGTCCAGCAGCTCACCCGGTGGCCGCGGGCGGCGAGCTCGCGCGCAAGGTAGTAGGCTGCGGATTCAGAGCCGCCGAGCGATGATTTATTGACGGTCTCGCCGTCAAAGGGCATGCCTGCCGCGTGGATGATGATATCTATGGCTTGCTGAAGCCTCCCCGATTGTCAGTTCGATAGTTCACTTGAGCCTCTAGTGGATTCCCACGTCCAGGTGGCAGGCCGCACACAGCGCGTGGGGCGCCGTGGTGAGCCGTGACAGGTCATCGTTCACCGTGCCGATGCAGGTATCGCCCGTGGAATCGAAGCTGCAGCGCGCTACGCGGCCATCCGACAGCGCAATCACCCAGCCGCCCTTAACCCATGGGCATGGCCCGCGTTGAGCCGAGACGTGCCATTTGATCTGGCCCGCCCAGTCGGTGGCGGAAATCGACGGATCGGCCGAGACGCCGGCCAGAATTCCGGCGCGGCGCAGCGCTTCCACTGCAGGACCGGCTTTCTCAGGCCGGTGCAGCGAGACGAAGACGCGCGGAGCAGCTGGCGCGATCTCGGCCGCCAGTTCCGGCGTCATCAAAAGGCCGTTGGTCGCGAGTACGAGTTCGCACTCTCCACCGACCGCCTCTCGAGCCAGGAACACATTGCGAACGAAATCGGGGTGCATGGTCGACTCCCCAATCCCCGCAAGATTGAGCGAGCGCTGACCTCCGTACTGCACGAAGTAACGCGCCCAGTGCAGCGCTTGGGCATATGTCGCCTCGTCCATATCCTGCTTCGTGCGCTTCATCGTGGGATGACAGCAATAGCGACAACGCAGGTTGCACCGCGAGGTCATTTCGATCTGGTGAAGCGACCGCAAGCGAAAAGAGACGGCCGGGGTTGTCCCGGCCGTCAAAGTCACCTCACCGAGAGGGGGTCTCAAGTGAGGCCGTTCGCCTGCGCGGAGCCGACTCCGAGCAACAGCGATGCGTAGTCGAACCCGGTGATACGCTCGTCCTGATAGTACGAGACTTCCACGCCTTCGACCTTCTTGCGAGTGTCGTAGGGATGGCGCAGCACTGCCAGCGGCGTTCCGAGTTCGGGGGCCGTCCACCGGAAGCTGTACATGAAACTCGGCTCTTCGCGCGAGGGCGCGAGGGGCGCGTAATAGATCAGTACCGCATCGTGGATCGGATTGAGGGACAGCGCAGCCGCCTGTGCCTCGTTCGTGGTGTTGTAGAACGCGCCCGCGACCAGAAGTCGGTCGATCTCGAACGCATTCCGCGCCGCATCCTGCGTCACCGCGCCTCCGCCGTTGTTCAAGCCCAGCATGAAGTTGCGGGCGTTGGAGTTGCGACGGAAGTAGTTCCAGGCGCGCCAGCCGAACAGGAGACTGTTCGGTTTCTGGCCGGTGAGCGACTGATTCTGTTCCATGGCCTTCCAGATCATGGAAATCGGATCGCCGGGGCTCGTGCCCGCCACCCAAGAGCTGCCGCAGAGGAAGCCCGTCGCGACGTTCGTCGCCGAGCCGACCATCGACAGTACGCGCTTGTCCCAGTCCAGGAACAGCTTGTTCTGCAGATAGCGCTCCGTGCCGCCTTCGAGTTCCGCTTGCAGCGGCGCGTCCATGTTCGCGTAGTCCTCGATCGGCACATCGTAGGCCAGCGCGTAGTTCTTACACGCGTACGCAGCCGATGAGACCGAGCGAGTGATGCGTTTGGCTTCCGCGCCCCGTGAACGAGTGGTGTCCTCGATTGCAAACGCCTCGCCACGGCTGAACACCGGGTAGAGGTTCGTTTCCTTCGCCACCGACACGACGGGCGCGATCATATCCGCGATCATTCCCGTGGGACGGTAATTGAGTGCGACTTCCGTCAACAATGCGTCGACGTGAAGATCGCGGCCTGTGCTGAAACCCATGCTGTTCTAGTGCCTCCTCAGGTGCCGGGCCAGGCCGGAACGGTGGTGAAATCGACGAACGCCGGAATGAGATCCCCGCTCGCCGCCGCCGCCAGTGCACGCCCGCAGTGCGAGCCGCCCGACGAAGCTGCGATGAAGAATCCCGACGTAGTGATCGTGAGCGGGTAACCCAGCGTGGTCACCGTGGCCCCTGCAATCACCTTCACGAAGCCCTCATAGATAGCGCTCGCGAACTCGCCGCTACGCGTGCTCGTGATGAGCACGCCCGCCGCACGGCTGGTGGACGCGGCAATCGCCCCACCCAACGTGATGGCCTTGTAACGCGCGCCGGCAATCGACAGGTCGTCGGTCGCCGTCACGGTTAGCTGCTTGTGTGTGCCTTCGACTGACATGCGTTACACGCCTCCCGCTTCGATGGTCTCGGGCAGGTGCTTGTAGCTCTTGCCCAGCTCCGGATCGGCCGCCATGACCCGCTGCGCGGCGATGGAGAGCTTCTGCCAGTGCGGCAGTCGCGAGAACTCCGGATCGTTCGCATTGTCGCGGACGTACTTCTTGGCGAAGTGCACGACGCGATCATCGGCCCGCGTCTCTGAGGAGACCTCGGTCTCGCCCGACAGGCCCACGACCTTGCGCGGTGCGTCCGGGTTCGGGTTGTCCTTGATGAACGCTTCCACGTCCGTGATGGTCACGTCCATGATCGCATCCGTTTCCAGTCGGTACGCGCGCTTGAAACGCTCACGCACGGCCGGAACTATGGTTTTCGCCTTGATCGCGGCCTCGAAGAGTTCTACGACCTGTTTGCGGTGCGCGGCGATCTTATCGTTGCGCGTCGCGGTCTCCAGTTCATTCAGCTTGCGCTCGAAACTTTCGCGCTCAGCCGCCTTCACTTCCAACGCCTTTTTCTCGGTCTCGAGCTTGTCGAGACGAGACATTAGCGTGGCAATGTCATTGCCCTTTGGATCATCTGCCATGTTGGGCTTGTCGCCTCCAGTGTGTTGATCCCGCGTGAACGCCACGCGCGTACGGCTCTGGAGACCAGAACCTTTCGCCATCGTGAGCTGCTGTAGGTCCTTGAGGTTGCCGACCGCGGGGGGATCAGCGCCCAGGAGAGCCACCGCGTCCAGCACCCACGGGATCACCCGTGTATCGGCTTGAACGTCACCCAGCAGCTCGATGGAAACGAACTTGTACAAGCCGGACTTGATGGCCTCATAGACCTGAGTCGGCATGTTCGTGAAATCGGCGAGAAGCTTCTTGCCCTCGCGGTAGACGCGGCTCACCCATCCGAGCGCCGGCTGACCGTCCGTCAGCGGCTGCGTCTCGTTGTGGCCGAACTTCAGCGGAATTTTCCCGGCCAGATTCAGGAGGTCAAACGACTTGACGATCGCGTCAAGGTCCGCGGAACTGAAAGGGATCCCGTTCCAGGTCCCTTCCGAGAAGACCTCTGCGCCCTTCAGATCGATGGCGGAGCGGTGCCTCCCGTGGACTTGTCGACCTTCGCGACTGGCTCGGCCTTCGGAATGACCTCGCCGATGCGCTCCAGTTCCGAGAGCCAGTGCTTGCAGCGGGCCGGCGGCAACTTCGCGGCATTCTCCAGCACGCGATTGATCTGAACGCGGTAGGTCTCAGGAGGTGCCCCACGCGCGAATGCCGCTTCAGCGGCCTCGAATTCCTGAACGGCGCGCTTGTCGGCGGTCTGTTGCTCGGGTGTCATCGTCGTTTCCCCATTCCAGGCATGTCGCAAGAGTTCATCGCAGCCATGTGCGGCCGATGGTTCCACTGCGAATAGCAGAACGCGGCGCGCTGTTGCTCGTTCGGGAAGCTTCGGCGCGCTTCCGCATCGCCCATGCAGCGGCTGATGAATTCTTGCTGACCCTCGTTTGGATTCGGTGCAGGCATTAGCTCACCGCCTCACGCAGGCGCAGTTCATCGCTCATGACTCGCAAGAGCACGCGCGGATAGGGCGTGAACGGTCCCGGCTCTCGGGCAACGAGTTCCGTTTCGAACATCGTCGCCGCTCTCACCTCGCGCGCCAACTTTTCGTCAAGCACGAACTCGGGAGGATCGCCAAGGAACTGATGCTCATTCATTGCACTGTGCCCGACCCAAACCCAGCCTGTGGCTGCACGCTGGGCGGCGGCGATTCCTGGCCGTCCCAGCCATCCGCCGTCGTGATCGGGATCAGAATGCTGCGGCAGTTGTAGTGATTCGGCGGCCGGTAGTTGTCCCACTCGGGCGAGTCTTCCGCGTAAATCGAACCATTCAGAGCCATGCAAATCTCGGTTGTACGGTCGTCCATGACGGCGGAGTATTCGAGCGCCTGCACGAAGCCGTTCAAGCTCGGGTCCGTGAATTCCGAATACCGCGCCTCGTTCATGGCCTCGAACAGGTTCGTACGCGCCAGCGTGTCGAGATAGCTCGCGGTCTGTGCCGGATCGGCGCCCCACAAGTCATTCAGCGCCGCGGTCACGGCGGCATCGTCCTCAGTCTCGCGCACGGACTCACGATTCGTGAAGCCGCGGGCGACCAGCCGGTCCCAGATCGACTCACGCGTCTGCGGCGGCGATCGGCCGAACTTGATGCTGTTTTGCAGTTCCTGCTGGATCAACGCGCGGACCCCATCCGACACATTCCCCGCCAGGCGGAAGCCGTTGGCCTCGAAAAACCCGGCGGCGTTGTCGCGCAAATCTGTCATGGCTACCATTCTTTGGCCACGCGCGCGTTCGAGTTCGGCCCGCGCAAGCTGGCCGCCCAGCCGCCATGCCCCTTGCAGCGCCCGGCGGAAAATCTCCTTGAGCTGGCCTTTCTGCGTGCCGGAGAACTCCATCTGCTGGATCGCAGCCGGGTCGTCGCTGGTGAAGCGCTTGAGGTCCGTATCCGATCCCAGCATCTTGCGGACGGCCTTCGCCACGAACGGTGCCACGGCGTCCGCCAGCTCGTAGGCGAGGCGATCCTGTCGGCGTTCGATCACCGCAAAGGACACCCGCTGGACGGCCCTATCGAACTGAGCGCGGCTCGCGGTGCGCAGCTTGCCGTGTGGGCGCAGCTGGACCACGTTCGTCTTGGGCGGCTCCGCAGTCTTCCCAATGGCCTGCACGGCCTCCGCCAGGCGTTTGTCGCTCTCATCCAGCCGCGCCATGACGGCCCGGAATTCCTCGCGCAGTGCCGTATAGGCGGCGTCGTTCGGCCCTTGCTGCCGCCCGGTGATATCTGGCGCAACCGATCCCTTCGGCCCGTCTGCGGGCTGATTCTGCTGCTGCGGGATGACGAGCGGCTTGGAGGTCGGCGTCCGTTTGGGCATATCGAGCAGTCGCCGGAAGAACGCCTCGTCATCCTCGGTCGGCACCATGCCCTTCGCGCCCACGAGTTCGGCCCAGCTGTTGATGACCTGCAGGATGTGCTCGCGCGAGGCCGGCTTGAACCCGAAGCACGGATAGTCCCCGTCCCCGAAGTTCTGCTCACCCAGTTCGTGGATCAGCTGCTCGTTCAGCACTGCTTCGAGCCGCGCGGCATCGGCGTTCAGCGTCCAGAAGAACGCCTCAAGCTGGGTTTGCGCCTGCGAATACGCGCCGGTCTGGCCGGTGTGCGTGATGCCCAGGAGATTCGGGACCAAGAGCGCCTTGGCGATGCACAGGTCCCAGAACACCATCGCCTTTTCGTAGGCATCGGTGCTCGTGGGATAGTGGACCGCGATCGCAAAGCCCTTGGACGGAATGATGCCGGTTGCAACGTGCAGATTGCGTAGAACGTTCTGCATCGACACGTATTCGGGCGAGCCGTACTGCACGTCCGAATCAGCTATCCGATTGGCCACCACGAAGCCGCCGGCCATGCGCTCCAAGTACAGCGACCAGTAATTGCCGATCTGCTGCTTGATGAACCACGCGCGATAGGCTTCGCGCAGGTCCGAGCGACCGTAGTAGCGATCGAACTCCGGCGAGTGCACATAGTGGATGTACCGACCCATGTCGACCGGAACCCGGCGTCCGGCGGCAACCTGCCAAGTCTCGCGCAGGATCCCATGCTCGTCGGTGTAGAACTGGAACGTACTCGGTTGGCGTCCCATGAGCATATTCACGCCCACATATGCCTGACCGTCGACGGTGACCTGGCTCAGCACCTTCTCGGTCATGCTGAACCCGAAGTCGCGGCCCGTCGCAATCACGTTCAGGGCATCCAGGAACGAGCCCTTCATCGACTCTAGGATCTTGCAGAACACCCGGATACGTCGGTCCTGCTCGGCCGGCGAGAGCTTTGAGCCCTCGTCATAGCTGAACATCCAGCCGCGCGCCGTGATGGCGTCGCGCTTGAAATTCATGACCGCCTTGACCTGCTCGTCCACGCGCATGCGGTCGTAGACTTCGATGCCCTTCTGGCCGACGAGCCGGTCGGGGTTGTACCGCGGGCCGAAGTTGAAGAAGCTCTTCTCGAAGCCCGCGACCTCATCGAGCGGCTGGGGGGTAATCGGCGCTTCAACCGGTGGGACATCCGCAATCCCGGATCCCGGCGCCATGCTCGACTGCATGGGACCGGCCCCGATGGGAATTGAACCGACTGATGCGAACCGAGCCCGAAGACGCGTGAAGAGATTCGCCACCTACTGCACGTAGCCCTCCCAGGAGCGCGATTCAATGACTTCGGCCTCAGCCGCGGGAATCTCCGCGCGCGATGCGAGCGTCGGAGACTGCGTTGCATACTGCATGGCGTGCGAGTCTGCCATATCGGGCGACTTCAAACCCTTGAGCCGCATGGCTTCCTTGGAGACGAGTTCCTCGAAGCGCTCATCGCCGGCCCGCTTCTCGATCGTGCAGAGCTGATTCTGATACTCGTCCGCGTCCTCGTGACTGTCGAAACAGGTCGCGGCGAAGTCCACATAGCCGTCCCGGTATTCGTCGCGCAGGTTGATAAAGCTCTGCGCGCGGCGGTTCTTCCACTTCTTCGTGTTGTCCGAGCCCGCACCGCCCTTGTATGCGATAACCGCATGGCCTTTCTGAATCAGATAGCCCGCCGTACCGGCACCGACGCCGAGCGAATCCACCACCAGATCGTCCTGCCCTTTCACGCCTTCCCACGCATCGAATAGTTCGAGCGCCGCTTGCGCCACGAGGATGGGTGCTTCGGAACTCGGGAACGAATAGCGTTTGACCTTCTCGACGCGTCGGAAACTCTGGTAGTGCCGGCAGACCGTGACCACGCTTTCATCGATACCGCCGTCCGCGACGTCGATCGACACGCGCAGCTTCGGCAATGAGCCATCCGTCTCCCGCGGCGCCCGGCTCATGGCGCGCTGGATCCATGACAGCGCAATCAACTGGTTCGGGCTGGAATCCGCGAACTCGCCAAAGCATCGAATACGGACCTGGGGAGACTGCTCGCCCCACATGCGGATCATCTGCGCGACCCAATCGCGGGATACCCGGTTAGCCTTCTCCAGCGTGATCGGCAGCCGGTAGTAGTCGCCGGCGAGCCGCGTCGAGAGCTGGCTCTGTGCAAACACGCCGGTCATGCGGGTGGCGTTGGAGATCATGACCAGAATCCCGACTTCCGAGCTCGCGAGGTTGCCGAGCAGGACCGGGAAGATATTCTCGTCCATACCGCTGGCCTCATCCACGAGCACCAGCGTAAAACGCCGCCGAAGACCCTGCATGTTCTCAGGCTGCGTGCCGGTTTCCGCCACGAGCAGATGGTTGTCCGGGTCATGGGTGCGCCAGTAGACGCGCGTCGCCTGGACGTCCTGCAGCGTCCGATATTCAGGGATGGCGCGGTTGCGGATCTTGGAGAACTCGCCGAAGAAGCGCGTCTTGACATGTTCGAGCTTCGGAGCCGTGACGGCCACAATCGAGGGGTACCAGCAGAAGCCGAACCAGTGGGCGAGCTCCGCAATCCCGAATGTCTTGCCCGGCCCCTGCGGCGCGACCACGGAAATGAGGTTCTTGCCCTCGTGATTGACGACGGTTGGCAGCCCTGAGCGCTTACGGAAGACATCCGCCACGGCCTCGGACAACTCGATCTGCCAGCCGTCCTTGATCCAGCTCGTTCGCCAGTCGAAGCCAGCCGCGCCGACCTCCGGCTCACCGCGGCGTGCCTTGAGCTCCAGGATCTCACGGGCGAACCAGTTCGGCTCAACCCGAGCGCGCTCCCGCATCTTGCGGGTCGCCTCGAGAATCGCGCTCAACGCCACCTTCCTCTGCAATCAGCCGGGCGAACGCACCCGAAAAGGAACCGTCCGAATTCGTGAGGTCGACCTTCTCGCCGTACTTGCGCGGTTTGAGTTTCGCTGCGATCCACTTGCGAGCGTCGACACGGAGCTTTGAGCGGGTGATGTGCTCGTGATCCACGACCTCGAACGACGAGCCGTCTTCCCGTTGCCGGGTCATCCAATCGTTCGTCCCGTCGTCCGAAATCTCGATGATCTCATCCGCCAGAGTATCGGCCTGAGCATCGCGCGCGCGCGCGTAAAGCGCCCGAAACGTCTCGTTTGCCTCTAACCATCTGAAAACGGTAGTAATTCCGGGCATGTCTTCTGCCCGGCAAATCGAGCGAAGCGATTGTCCCTCCACGAGTCTCTCGCACAGGGTCGCGGCGATCTCAGGGGAGTAGATGGACGGACGAGCCACTATGCGACGAGGGCCTCCTCGAAGGATTCCCCCGCAGGGGCGGTAGACTTACCGCGGAACCAGGCCGATACGACCGGATGCAGGCCATACCCTCGGCGGGCGGCTGCGCCATAATGCTTCTGGTGACAGCTCTTGCAGATGGACTGCCGACCGTCCGGTGACTTACTTGCGCGCCAGAAAAACAGCAATGGTAAAACCGCCTCGCATCGACAGCAGCGTTTGGTGGGGCCACTTATGAGCGAGCCGGCCGGCTTTGGCAAATCATGGGTGTCCACTTGAAGGCGTCCGAGAAGGCGCGGCGGCGCTGGGCCTCCAATCCGCAGGCGCCGCGTGTGGTGAAGCGAGTCGGTCGCAAGGTCTATCGCGATGGCAAGCCACCTCCCAAGGAGCCTCGATGAGAACCGCTGTGGTTGTGACCTGCGTCATCGCGTATACCCTTGCTGCTTTCGCGCTCGTGGTCAGTTCATCCATCATCGTCGACGTCTTGGCGCTGATCGGTACCGTGGCGCTCGTCGGCATCGCCGTCATCGATGAACTGAGAACGCTCAGCGCGGACCTCCTCGAGGAACTCAGGCGTCGGAAACTCTAGTTCCCGGCCGCATCCTTCGCCGTCGTGTCTGACAAGCTCTGCGCCATCGTTCCGAGAGCCGTCGTGGCCGCTGCGATTGCGGCGGCATCAGCCGGGTCAGCCTGATTCGCCTGGGCTGTGGCGAGCTGCCCTTGGAGCGTCGCGACTTGAGCCTGCAGTGGAGCATTTGCACCCAACGCAGCATTCAGTGCGGCCTTGAGGGCGTCCTGGTTGGCATTCGAGGCGTCGACCTTCGCTTTAAGCGCGGCGACTTCGTTGGTGAGATCGGTTACAACTTGTGACATGGCGGCAATACTCTCCTGAATCGGTTTGATGATGGCAGCGGAAATCGAACCTAGAATCTCTGCAAAACTGAGTTTCATTGGCACTTAGCCCAGGACACGAGTGGAAACGTGTCGAAGCGATTGGTGAGCGCGACTTGAGCGCGCGGTACAGGCCGATAGATTCCATCGGCGCTATGCGTGGCATCACAGGCCGTCCCGAGTGGGACGGTCCCAAAAGCTACCCATGCGTAGCCATCGACGGTCTGTCGCATGCGGTAGACGGTCGTATCGTTGGTCACGAAACCCGTCGTGGGATTCGCAGATTCGCAGGCATAGCAGGTACCT